GCAAATCTATACTCTATTCGGTTAATCCTTCCAAGTTCAAATAATTTAGTCATATTTACCGGATATTTTTATGTAGATATAATTTCAAATATTGTATATGCTTTTTACGATTCAGCCAATCCTTCCGAAAATATTATATCTACAGGAAACAACGGAGGTCCATCTTATTTATATCAACCTGGTTGGTTGTGTTTTGATGGTGGAGGGTGTAATATAACAAAATTTCCTTATTTATATGGTCAAACAGTAGGCGATTATAATTTACATGGAAATACGGGTTTGAGTACTGGAAACAATGTGGATGGATTAGGTAATGTAACTTATGAAATTCGTCGCCCTTTAACTTATTATCCTACTGAGGCAGATGCTCTTGCAAATACAAATTCATTAGGATTTACTCCTTACTATATAGTTGGCGGAGAAGGTCCTTTTAGTGGTTATACAAGTTGGAGAATTGCATCCAATAGTTATGGTAGTTCTCAACAAGGTACAGTGTATACATATGGAGATGGATTAGTTTCTGATGGTGCTTACTATTTATATCCATCTGTTCCATGTTTTTTAGAAGGAACTACAGTTCTATGTAAAATAGATGANGTTGAAACANATGTTCCTGTAGAAGAACTTGTTACTGGAACACTTGTCAAAACTNGTTTGAATGGATATAAAAAAGTTGTTTTAGTAGGTAAAGGAACGATTGAAAATCCAGGGGATAATGAACGAACTAAAAATCGTCTTTATAAATGTTCTACTTTAAATTATCCTCAACTTAAACATGACTTATACATAACTGGATGTCATTCCATTCTTGAATTTCCAATAACAGATAAACAAAAAGAAGATANAATNAAACATCTTGGTGAATTATTTGTAACAGAAAAAAAATATAGATTATTGGCATGTGTAGATGATCGTGCAGAACCTTGGAATTCAAAAGGTACATATACAATTTGGCATTTTGCTCTTGAAAATGTAAATGAAACCATGAATTATGGCGTTTATGTTAATGGTAAATTATTGGTTGAAACATGTAGTATTCGTTTTCTGAAAACAAAATCAAACATGATATTGAATTGATTTTAATTTATACATTTACATTTTCTTCGGTAATTACCACATTTACAAATATAAAATGTAATATCAAAACGAGATTGTATATTGTAAATCATAATTACATTATATTTTAGGTGTATTTCTTGTAACCGTATTGTATAAAATAAATCACATAGTACTTCATTGAAATTATTTCTAATTCGTTGGTAAGATTCCTCTTGTGTATAATAAATAAAACTACAAATATAGTTTACTACATCCATTGGAATTGGCAAATTCATTACTGCAATACTTTTATTCATTGATTATAAATACAACATAATTTATTTATAATCAATTTTAAAAAGAATTTTAAAAAGGGCAAAGAATAGTTGAGNCATCGCNTTTATACATCCGGCAANGGTACAAGACATAACTTGATATCTCCCAAAGAAGCAACCGAATACTTTACAACCAAAGGCAAATCATTTTCCAGAAACATTTCGATTTGATTGCACAGATTCGTACATTTAATAAAATACCCCAGATTTTTCAAACTAAAAATTCCCTGAATAATTTTATTCGAATCTTGTTGCTGAATAAATTTCATACTATCATCCGACTCTGCACGACGTACCTCTGCAGTAGCGAAGGTTCCCTTACATTTGAAAATAAGTTCGTTTGCTACCGACTTGATTTCAATTCGGTCTGAAATACACGATAAATCGCGAATAATCTTTTGAAAATCAGTTGACGGTAAATTAATAACAGACGAAAATACAACATTAGGAACTTCTAATTCTTCCGGATCCGGTTCAATTAGCCGCAACTTTTGAGTTTTACATTGTTTAATATCTCCATTCTCAAACTTTAATCCTAAATTATTTACAATCCCATCATTATAGTCTGACTCTTCAATATACAATGTTAAGGTATCATCGTTATCAATTGAGTTGATGAGTTTAAATAAATGTAGAAGATTTACGCCAATAATAATCTTTTCTTTTTTACATTCATATACTTCAAAATTCTCTGCTTTTAAAAATAAATGAACCAAAATAGTATGCGATTTATCCATGTTAATAATCCGCATTCCATCCGGCTGAAAAATAATATTCGTTTCTAATAAAATATCCTTTAATGCAGTCATTAAAGTTCTCATCGGAGAAATTTGGACTGTTTTTAATGTAAGAACATTCATGTATAATTAGTCGTTAAAATCTTTAAATAGTCTTTCTTTGATTATGTTATGACATTACAAAAATCATTTTTTGCTTTTTTAAGTGAAATTAAAAAAAGTTTTCAAGAATTACGCATTTCAGATGATTTACACAATACATTTGTAATGTTTATGTATGCTGTATATAAATTTATTATATATTATATTGTGGCATGGTTTACAATGACGAATAAATTTGTTACTACTTATTTGCCTTTGCCTAAAATAAATTTTACTTAAATACTATATGAAACATATAAGTTATTGTTGTACTTGTCTTTTTTCCCTCTTCTTGTTATTTGTACTTGTTTATTTAGGAAAAAAACAAATGACCAGTTTAGAACCAATGTCGGTTATTATGAGTGCACCCTATGATAGTACAGATTTATTATTGGATGAACCGACAAAATTAAAAATGAAAACTACAACATATAAACAATCGCAAAAATATAAAAAAACAGTTGAAATGTCTTCGTTTGAACAAACCAACAATAATCAAAAATATACTCGACCCGAAAATGGTAGCATGGAATTACCTGAACTAAGTGGATTTTATTAATTTATTTAGTTAATATATGGAAAAAAGAGATTACATATCAGAAGCGGAAGAAATTACAGAAAAAAATCAAACCATTATTAATGATCTTGCTATTCACCATAAAAAAATAGAAATGTCTAAACATGATAATCTTGGTTATCAACAAGATATATGGAGAAAAGATATGTTAGAAGATTCTACAATTAGAAAACAGATTATATCTGATTTTCAATCCAAAAAAAATGATAAACTTAAAGAAGAAGAAGAAATATTAAAAACTGCATTACCAGAAGTTATAAAAATGGAAGAAGAAGTTATAAAAATGGAAGAAGAAGAAAATAAAACCAAACCTAAATCATATTTTTTTACGTCACCTATTTTTAAACAAAAAACAAAAACAAAACCTAAAGACTATTGGAATTTAGAAAAACAAATAACCAAACAATTACCATTCTATGATAAAATAACCAAACAATTACCATTCTATGATAAACCCAATAGTACAGTTGTGCATTTTGATTTAGGTGGTAGACGTAAAAAATCGCGTCGAACTCGTAAATCGCGCCAAAGAAAATCTAGACGCCGTTAATTTACAATAATCTCAGGATCTATTGCNTCAACACTTATCATTGGATACTTTTCAATGCTAAATCGTTTCATAAACGAATAAAATTTATTGATTTCATCTTCTTTCATTAACGACATATTTCTCATATATAAATCAACCGATACAGGTTCTTTTTTATATTTTGTAAGTAAATTTCTACAAATTTCTTTCACATGTCTCTTTTCCTCAGGTTTTATCATAAATAACCTATAAATATTTACTTTTCTATCTTTTTTAGGCAAACTATGGTGACTTTCCAACCTAACTCCTCTACCAATGATTTGCTTGTTTGCTGATTCATTCCATGACGGATTCATCAATATAATTCCCGTTGTATTCTTTAAATCTAACCCTTCTCCACCCGCTTTACTAATAAGTAGTACCTTTATCCGGTTTGCATTATATTCTGATACTGCATGATCCCGTTTTTCTTTTGATAACGAACCATTTATGTACAAATGTGGAATTCCAACTTCTGTTAATTTAGCAATTACCTTTTCTAATCCACTCTTTAAATAGTGCGAAAAAACTACAAATTTATCTCGTGCATTACTTTTTACTATATGGTCCATAATCCATTCTACTTTGGGGGATTCTCTACCATCTAGTGAGTTTGATATTTGACGAAGACCATTAAAAAAGGCTTGTTCATTTGGTGTTGGCATTTGTTCTACTCGCATATACGTTTCATAATAGCCTGGAGGCATGGTTAAAAAAATATCATTATATTTTGATTTTGGAAATTTATCCTTGAAGAATTCAATTGACGGAACATATATACTTACCTTTTTCATTAACCATTTTTTAAAATCAAGTTTATAAAATTCTTTACTTGTTATTTCCTTTTCTCCATTTACAATAGCAATCAAATTAATCATATCTGCAGGCAAATTAACCATTGGAGTTGCTGTCAACAACAATACTCTCTTTACTTTTTTACCTAATTCTATCAATGCTTTTGCATAAACACCTACTTCTTTATTTTGTAATGGATCATCCAGACCATCAAATTCTCCTTGATTTGTTCGAATGTTATGGGCTTCGTCTAAAATAAGCATACCTTCTTCTTCCTCTTTTACTAATCCACTTCTGTATGCATTATAAAATCCCTGAATGGTATAAAATTTAAATCTTCGTTTGTCTGCATCTGAAACACCATATTTATCAAGAGTTTGTATAAAATTCTTTTGTAAACTTACCGGAGTAACTACAATAACATGATGTTCAGAACTTTCATTTAAAAAACATTGTCCGGCAGTTACTGCAGTAAGAGTTTTACCAGTACCAACATCATGTATTGCAATAAGTCCTCTGTTTTCAGATAAAAAAGAAACAACGCGTTGTTGATGTGGGTATAGAGGAATTCTACTATTGGTAATACAATCGGATATAGGTATATCATCGTGTGCTAGAGGACTTGGAGAGTTGTACCCTTCTAAATTAAGAAGTTTCTTTTTAGTTTTTTTGGGATTTTTTAATTCCAAATGTATATCTGGATTTTTAATGCATCGTCTTGTTCTTGGATTGCGTATTTGATTCGGTCGACATATTTTATAACACTTTCTTGTTTCAGGATAATATTCTTTTCCTTCAGGACATTCCATANTATATTATATTATTATAATATGTTTAGTTGGCTTCGAAAAAATTTTACTTTTAAACGGAAAAAATATGATAGTCGAATAAATCATCATAACCCAATAATTATTAATCCTGTTTATTATAAAGATGATGAATATGATGAAGATGATGAATATGATAAAATAATTGCAGAAGAAAAAAGGAAACAATTATTAAAACAAAAAAACGAAAATAATTTAATACATGATATTTTAAAATTAGATATATTCCCAGATATAAACAATAATACATTAACAACAAGTCCTCAATATAAAGAACTTAAAGATGCATTTGCGGATTGTTATAAGTACGATAGCAAAACATATCCAGATCAAGTACATTTATATACAGATAAACATTTAAAAGTTATAGTAAAATGTATGCTTCTTATTACAAAACTTATTGGCGATCTTAAACCAGAATATGATGAATATGATGAATATGATGAATATGCTGAATTTGAAAATTATATAATAGAATATAACCCCACTTTATTAATTATAGAAAATACAATATTATTATTAGAAAAAGTATTAAATTTGTTAGAATCGATTGGTGTAGATATGATACACAAACAAAAAAATGCAATACAAATTGGTATTGATTCGCAATTGTTAGGAGTAATAATACCATTATTTAAATATATTCCTTTAATAAAACATTATATTAAGTTGTATAAAGAATATATTAAAAACGATAATGGATATAAACAATATTATAGAAATAAAATTGGATTCTTTAATACACCACATTCTGGCGGTAAAACTAAAAAATGTAAAACTCGTAAGTATAAACGTAAAAAAATATAAAATCGTTTAAAGATTTACCATTTAGATTTTTTTACTTGAATTGTTTGACCTGTTGTTTTCTTTGATTTGGAAGGATCATATTTATCATCATCGTCGTCATCTGGCAAGTTTTTAGACAATTCCCAATATTCTTTTGATCCTAATTTGAATGCAGGATGGTTTTCCGCCTTATACCAAAATATCTGTTCTGTCAACTTGTTACTCTTTGAATTGTTATTAATCACCAAACATTCATAATTTTCAGTGCACTGATCCATTACTTGACAAAACGATTCAAATGTTGGAAACATACCTGCATAATTTTCATAAATCTTTTTACGATTATTGATATACGGTTCTCTCAATATAAATACATAATCAATATTAGTTCTCAAATTTGGCGGAATACCTAATGGATACTGCATGGTTATGATAAGCAATATTTTCCAATGCCGCCCATTCATGAAAAGTAGACGCATAAGTTTATCTTTTGTCCATGAACTATCATATAAGCAATCATCTAAAATAACAAATGTACGAGGATCAATATTACTTTTCTTATAAGTTTGCATTTCTTTCATTACCTGTTTCATACACGTTTTNTGTCGTTTCAATATATTTTCAATAATNGATGTATTGTATTCGTCATGAATAAAAAGTTTAGGAATATGTTCACTATAAAAACTATTTCCAGCTTCAGTTCCCGATATAACTGTTCCTACAGGTATGTCTTGTTGATAAAAAAGTAAATCACGTACAAGGAAACTTTTACCAGTATCACGTCTACCAATTAACACAATAACAGGTCCTTTATTTTCATTTGGTCTAAAACTAATATCTCTCATATTAAATTTTTTAAGTTCTAAAGTCATGTTTAAGGAGTATAAAAATATTATACAGTTAAAACTTAATTGGTTCAAACCAAGTACAAAAAGTATAGTAGAGTTTTATGGTATTTTACAAAAAAAATAAAAATGGCACTCTTTTACAAGAATTGGAAACGATTTTAGATGTTTCCGGTGCACAGAATTATATTCCAATTTATTCCAGATTTTTTACATTAAGCTCTACAAATTGGAATAGTATTAATTTAGAAAATGACTATGAACTAGAAACAATTCATCAGTGTGAATATAATACAGGTCTTGCTACATTAGCCAATACATCAACTCTTCCCATTTTTTTAAAGTATTCTCCCCTATTAGATCCTTTAAAATACCTAAATGGAAAGTATACAAATTATGATTTCACACTTCCTGGATTAACTGGTAATTTTCCTAAACTTATGGATGTTCACAATTCTGCATATATTGATAGTTTTTTTTCCTATCTATCTTCGCAACTTTTGTACAAACAAAACTTTGTAAATGGTATTGGATTTTACGGAAGTTATTTAGGTATTAAACAAAATTTTCGATACAATATTGAAGACGAAATTGAACAACTACACAATTCCACGTTTTTCTATGAAAATAACAACAAATTATTTACATTGAATAAAGAAATTACCACACCTCCTTCTCAAAAAAACAGAGAACGGTTGGTTTTAAACGATGAATGTATTGCTCTTCCGATTGAAGATTTAGAATGTTCTATTTCAGAACGCGTTCAAATCAATGATGCAGATATAGAAGTAATAGAAGATTTAATTCCAATTCAAGATAAATCTATAGATAATCATTCAGATACTTCATCCAAATCNTCGAATACAGAAGTAAATGATTCTGATTTTGAAACAGATGACGATACAGAAACGGACGATTCAGATGATAGCGATTTTATGTTTGGTTTAAATGCAAATATTCACCAATTTCCAGTACAAATTATTGCTTTAGAACAATGTAAAGATACACTCGATTCGTTGCTCGTTGAAGCAATACCAACTGAAGAAATTACTTCTGCATTAATGCAAGTAATTATGACATTAATTATGTACCAAAATGTTTTCCAATTTACACACAATGATTTACATACCAATAATATTATGTTTGTTGAAACCAATGAACCTTATTTGTATTACACCTATAAAAATATTCATTATAAAGTTCCGACGTATGGTCGAATTTTCAAACTTATAGATTTTGGACGTGCAATTTATACCTATGATGGAAAACGTTTTGTCTCTGATAGTTTTCATATGGAAGGAGATGCAGCAACCCAATATAATATAGAACCATTTTTGGATCCATCTAAGCCTGTTATTGAACCGAACTACAGTTTTGATTTGTGTCGTCTAGCATGTTCTATGCTTGATATTATACCAGATGATACTCCATTGTATGAATTAGTTGAAGAATGGTGTATGGATGATAAAAATAGAAATGTACTTTATAAGAAAAATGGCGAGGAACGATATCCAGATTTTAAATTATATAAAATGATTGCCAGAACAGTTCATGCACATGTACCCGAAGTACAATTAGAAAAACCAATTTTCAAAAAATATGTAGTTTCGCATGAAAACGAGCAAAGCATTTCTATTCGTAATAAATAATTTTACAAAATAATAAATAATGGTATGATACTATTATTTATTATTTTTATTCTATACCAATCAAATAAACACAAAAATTATGATAAACTAATTTAATTTCAGTAAATAAATGGAAAAAACAATTACAAAATGAATTAACTATCGTAGAAACGTGGGATATAACACATCAAACATTTATACCATATTACAGACATTTTTTTAGTATTTATATTAAAAATAAAAAATTACCTGAATGGATTTCGGATACTCTTATATCTTATTTTTCAAATAATCAACATTTCTCCTATGTAATTGCTGTTTGTAAAAAATTGAATTGAGATGAAGTTTCGGTTTAATATAAAATGGACTATTGTGAAATTGACTATTGTGAAATTGACAACATATTTGACGATTCATCAAGCGATGTTGGTACCCGGATTCGTCTTCATACCGAAATTAAAATAAAACAATTTGAAATTCCTGATATTATTTATGATTTTGATATATTTATAATTGTTGAAGAAATTGATTTTACCAATTTTTGAGTTATAGAAATTTTATATATATAAAATTTTTTAATCATTTTATAAAAATGTATTATATAATTATTAAATGTTACACTGGTATCAATTTGAATGTTATGATGCTGTAATAAAAAGTTTTCTAAACAACCGTTTCCATTTGCATGTATAAAACTACATTTTTTATTATTTAATTTTATTTGTTGTAATGGCGTTGAAATAACATAAAAAAAATTGTGTTTTATATCACAATATATATCATTTGGATTTTGTTTTGCATATTTTATAAGTTCTACTTGATCGTCCTGTATATTTTTTTGTTGTAAAATAAATAACAATATATGTTTTATGTTTTTAACATAACCTATATATGTTCCTGAATTTATTTTAGAATTATCAAATACAACATCATTAAAGAATTCTTGTATACTATTTTGTGTAACACCTCCGCCAACAATCATTTTTACATTTGGGTGTTTTTTTGAAAACTTTATAAATTTCCTTTCTAATTTGATTATATTTTTTGTAGGAAGAACATCATATGCATCTACAAAACATATAATATTATCGTCTTTTAATGATTCTAAATATTCTATTATTAATTCGTATTTCATAATAAATCCTCTCCATTTCATACCCATTCCTAACACAACTAATTCTGGAAGCAATTGTTTAAGATATGGTAAATATAAAATACTTTCGGTTGCTACACATACATAATGTATCATAACAGAATATTATATCATATTTTACAAATTTATACCAATTATGTTTTTATATTTTCTGGTTCTGTTTCTGTTTTACAAGAAACTGTAAAACAAGTATTTCCTTCATAATCATACACAATTTCGGTTTTCACTCCATTGTTATCAAACGTTTCCGATCCTCCGCCATTATCACGATATCCCCATCGTGCACTGTTTACATGTTTACCCACATATTGAAGAACATGTGTTGTATAATATCGTTGATTTGGCCATGAACCTTCCGTTCTCGTTTTCAAAGCAAATGCATAATTTACATTTTTTTCAAAATTACATATACGAAATACTTCTTTTTCCATTTACATCCTATAATTTTGTTTTTATTCTGGTTTTTTAAATATATAAAGATAATTGTGTTGATCATACTTTTCACTTGACACTACAATAAACCCCGTTTGCTGTGCAATTTGTACTATAGATGAAATTGGTTGCATATAAAATATGTGTTCGTTCCTGCGTATTTTATTACCATATACAATCGTTTCATACACCTTATTATTATTTATTGTTCGTTTATATACATAATTTTTATCTACTATTTTATTATGTCGTGCATAGGTACATTTTTTTGATAAATGAACTAAAAATAATCCACCAGGATCTAACCATTTATATACATTATAAATAAGTTTTTCTTTATTTTCTATGTAATACAAGGTATAATAAAAACATGTTATATGGGTAAATGTTTCTGCATCAAATGAACACGTATCTAATGCATTTCCTTCAACATTTTTATTTTTTTTAGAATATTCAATCATTGCTGCAGAATTATCTATTCCAATTGTTTTAATATTTTTTTTATTTAATTCGGCCACATGATGTCCTGTGCCAGATCCAATATCTAAAATATAACTATTGGGCGAAGTTGTTGGTACAATTGCATTTATATCTTTTTGAAATCTATAATAATCATATGTAACATTATCATATATCTCTACATACTCCTTGTCATATAAATCTATATTGGTTTTAAAATCAAATTGTTTAGATTGATGTTCTTGTTTTTTATAAAATGAAAATGAAATAACAAAAGCTACTATAATAAATGTAAGTAATAGATACATTAACATATTATTATTACTATATTTTTATGAATTAAGTATTACTTACTCTTTTTTTATACTTGTGCATTCTATGGAACTTATTTCGGATATAAGAACCGTAGATCAATTTCGTACCACTACTTTTTCCAAATATCAAAGATCTGCAGTAAAAAAAGAAATGCTACAAAGTTTAATTCAATCTAAAATAGAACCTTCTATGTATTGGTTAATTGAATTATTGTGTAGCGGACATGTAAGTGATATTTGGGAAATTATTTTATTCTTTTATGCAAAACATATTCACGTTTCTAATCCTAAACTTCCCTTTTATATTGAATCACGATTTAATCATTTTAAACAGTGTATTCAAGATTCGAATGAATTGAACATTCGAAACAATGAAATTGTTCGTAAACTATTTTCAGAAATTATTACCATTTTATGCTTATCTAACAAACATCACAGCTATGAAATTATAAAATTTAATAAATCAGATTTTAATATATTAACTACCGATCGATTAAAAGCACCATCGGTAGAATTTATTGGAACTATTTTTAAACCAGAAGACCCTAAAGCCCTTTTTGTACCTTTGAATGAATTTGCTTATCAATTACACTCTAAAAATACACTTGATGCCTGTTACTGGATTGAATGGATTCTTGAATATACAAGTAAAAAGAAATGTACTGCATTTGTTCGTAAATTATGTGCCAAACATTCTGCAGATTCTATTTGGATTGTTTGGGAATTATTACTTCATACTACAACCAAATTACACGACATGATTCAAAAAATTATGAAATCTGTTTTATCTCTCTTTTGTATCCGTTACACTCCTGCATGTAATGAACGACGCCGTTTCTTACTTTATTATGCAGTATCTCTTTGCTGCGAAACAATCCAATTAGATATTCCCATGGTTGAACAGAAACATTTAATTGATCCCATTTATGAAAAATGTAAAGTTCTTTATAAAAATATTAAAAAGAATGAAATTTTAGCTTGAACCATACGCTTCTTGATTCACCTTTAAATAGGGTTTAAGTGTATCCGGTCGCAACATACATATTTCAATTGTAAAATTATAATTACAATTATTAAAATCAACTATTCTGCCGTCATGAAATCTCATTTTTATTTTGAATTTTTGAATCCGTTCTAGCGGCGGATCATTCGTAAACGTATTGGATAAATATGTATCGCGACTTGAAAACGACTCCACATGCCGAGCAAACAACGGTATTTTAGCGAATGCAGCATTATGTTTTCCGCCAAATTTTGCATTCATGGATGAACTGCTTTTCTCTGCATAGGGAGCAATTTCATCCATACTATTATAATACATCAACTCCATATACACGTGACTTTCTCCAAATAAATCAAGAATGTGTTCCGGTTCCAAATAATATACATTTGTTATCGGCGGCAAACTATTCCATGACATGGATACAGATGGAACTAACGATGCATTGTACACTTTTTTATTGAACCCTATGTAACTACCTAATCCCCAATTTGTATAATTTTCATAATAATTTCCTACACACGTATCGTATACTTCTGGTTGAGAAAAATCTATTCTGAAATTATCTTGTTCATTGATAAACATTAATTTCATATTTACTGTATTATACTTTAGAGCAAATCCTGTGTATGTAATACCTGTAAAATCGGATACGGCTTTATTTAATTTTTCATTTATTTCATAAGCTAATTGTGTATAATCATACGAGCCAGATACAATCGTTATACTAAGATTAGAAGATGTACTCAATTGTTGTGCAGCAAGCTGGTTTGCACTATCATTTGTCCAATCTGGATAATTAGGTGGAGCACCCGCTACATATCTCGGAAGTACCTTAAACGATAATTTTACATTTTGATTCTTTTCTGAAAAAATATAATAAGAAGATGGAATCTCAATGTTGTTCAGACGAAGCGAAATCACGTTTTTATACTCTACAGGGGCAGTAACTTCAAAATGATTGGAATCTGGCCATTTTGTAATGTCACGATCTTCAGAATGAATCGATAAAACTTTCTTAAATATAACATAATTTGTATTCGATTGAATTGTATTCATGTATTCTCTAAGGATAATAATTACAATTCAATTAAACGTATACTGTAACTACCACAATATCTGATCTGCATAGTATCCTGGTGTACCTTTTACACTCCGATCTTTTGCATGACGAATCTTGTACCGTTTTCTATGCTGGTTGGCGGATTGTTGACCTTCGGTTTGCATAAATGTGGGATAATCACCATAGCCTAAAGCACCAACAGAAGCAATTCGTTTACCTTTTTTAAATACATCTATTTTTTTATTTCGTCGGGTAGATGGTCTAATTTCTACACCCAACTTTTTTGCTCTTTCATAACTATAGTTTTTAATCGTATACATACTATATACCATTAAAATTAAACGATTGAATTGTGTAATGTATCTAATTCAAGTCGTAACCGATCTATTTCAGATTCAACCTTATTAAATAAATCTTTGGGGTAAGGTAATGTTTTGGTTATAAAAAATATGTTGAAATCTTGATTTTTCTGCATTTCATGTGACAATTTATATACGGTAATGTGATCAAAATATTGCATGAGTAATTCTTTGAGCGGTTGTGAAGGGTTAACTTTCATCATGTGTTGTTTGATAATTTGTTGGTTTTCAACGTGACCGTTCAAGACGAATTTTTCAATTTCAAAAACAAGATTACTTTTTAAATTGACAAATTCGCGGGATACGATGGTTTCATTTTTAAG